ACGCACCATCACCCTGCGAATACGATATGCTGAAGTAGATGTTGTGTATGTCAAAGCCTAGCGCCTTGCCATCTTCCTTGGCGTTGTCAATAATAAACTCATGCCAATAGCAATCATTGTCCGGCTGGAGCGTTAAGCATGCTTGCTCCTTGGCTTGTGGTGTCAGTTCCTGAAATGTGTAGCCCGTTATCTCTACTGTTGTTGGCATTGTCGTTCTCCTTTGCTGTTAGTTTGTTGGCAATAAGTTGCAGGACTTCAAGCACGATGGTTTCTTTCAGCGTGTCCACCATGTCCCTGAGTTCATCAATATCACTACGCAGTTCATCGGTTACATCGCTCTCAACAAAATCGCAATTGTGGTTGATACAATTTTCAACAATAGACTCAACCTCATCGCCGTCTGCAAGGTTGTTTTCTCTGATGTATCTTGTAACAAGAAGGTCAACTTTTTCATCAAGATCATCTTTTGTGATGCACTCTAGGTTGTTAACAATCCGCTCAACATCATCGCTAATGTCAAGGTTGTTGCTGACTTCACTTGCTATGTCATCAATATCAATGGCATCTTTTGCTGCTTCGCGTGCTGTCTCCTCACAGCGTTCAAGTAACATATCGGTGAACTTACTCTCATCAAACGCAATCTCTGCGAGTTGATTGTTGTTGCTTTCGATTGCATTCAAGTGTGTCTCAAGGTTCTTGATGCTGTTGATAAGTTGATCGTAACGGGCCTTGCTGATGATTGTTATTTCCATGTTTAGTTCCTCCATTCAAAGTTTGCGGGTAGTGCGATGTCGCGGATTACACCAATGCGGTAGTCATCTTGGACACGCTCTTCTTCAATATCATCGTGGTTCTCGCCGATGCGGACAAACTCAAAGGCAAGAATGGCGCCATTTTCTCCATCAGTCATCTGCTCTACTAAACCGCGAACAAAGTCCTGATAGTTCTGCATTTCCGTATACCATTTGATGTCGCCAAATGTCCACAAGATAGAGCGCTCAACAACTTTCACACCTTTGCGCTCAACATCTTCATCCCGTGTTTGCTTCGCGCTTTCAAACATACCGCGATCATATTCAGGATCAAGTTTTTGCAACAACAAGTTATCCACCATATCCACGGAGTGCGGATCTCCATAGACCATCATGGCTACATATGATCTGTAACCCATCATTCACCTCTCTTTCGTTTTGATTTAACTTCTTTGTGGTAGTCGTAATACAGCACGACACCAATGCCTACCAATACAACAACTGCAAACCACGCCACGCTTTGGGCGGCTTCATGCGGGGTCATGGTTTCTCCTTTCTGAATAACCTCACCGCTTTCACATAGTGTTGCGGGAATGTATGGGCGTGCTCTGCGTTGCGCTTGTCTGCCTCGGTCTCTGCCTCAGCAACTGTGTCAAACGCATACAGCGCCCACTCTCTGCCCATTGATGCGTCGTATTGCATCACTACATAGACGAAGTTGTTTGTTCCGCTCATTACACTTCTCCTTTCAGTAAAGATTCAAGGTAGGCGTAGATCTTGTTTAATTCTTCTTGGTCCACACCTAACTCATGCCCGATCCGACTGCTCATCTCAGCATCCTCCAACGCTACGCGTGCGACTTCTTCAATAACTATCTGCATCTCTTTCATCTTGCTCATGTATTGCCTCCTTTGATGTTGATTGGTAGCTTGTTGAACGCTTTGCCTTGCAGATACGACGGATCAAACCCATAGCACCCAGCCGGTATGCCTATGTGCTTGTTGATGAACTCCCGCGTGAATGTGTCGCTAGGTATAAGGCCTGTAGCAACATGACCTGCCGTTGTGGTCACAGCGGTAGTCCAGTTAAATCGAAGTTGCTTTCTCATCACACACCTCCTTTTAATTTTGTAACGATCACTTCCAACTGCTCGTAAACTTCTTGAATATCTCACCCCTTTCTTTTCAACAACACACACTCACGCTTGACCGAATCCCAACCACGGCCTGCGTCAACGAGGGCGATCCGAACCTGCTCGGTGTTTTCTTTTGCGACACCCGTCGCAAAACTTTTGCCCTCGGTCTTGTGTCTTGTGTTGCCTTTATCGTTAGATGATGAAGACATAAGGCTGAGTAATACAGCGCGATTTTTATCTGACAGCATGATGCACCTACCTTTCTTCGTTGTTGGACTTCTTGGTTTCCCACCATGTGCGCATGGTGCGACTCATTACAGCGGACTTCTTCTTTGTGCCTTGCTCCCTTCGTTTGGCTACTTGCGTTGAAACGATAAGCGGGTGCTTGCCTTCGTTAACTAATTTCTTTCTCAGTTCTTCAGGCGTAAGGTCTTTGTTCTTGCGGATAGTTTGTTTATGACATTGGTTGCACTCCTTTCCGATATAGGTCATGCGCTTGGTCGCTGATGGGTTGCGTAGCCATGCGCGGGTTTGGGCCAGCGTAGCCATGCGTTTGAAATCTTTGCGTGGCTTTGCGGTTTTACAGATGGGGCAGATTGTGTTTTCCATGCGGTGCTCCTTGGGTTTGCGACAGGTGTCGCAAAAATGTCCACTTTTTTCCGGCAATGTCCACTATGTCCACTTGATGCTAAATCATGTGGGTCGGCGCAAAGCCTTGTCACGCCTTGATTGTAGGGCATAGCGTCCGAGATACATACCATTTTTAGAATTACTCTTCACCTTCTTTGTTTGTTCTACCAGCAATGAAAGTGTGTCCACATGGCAATTAACCCATACATACATAAGTAATTTATAAAAAGATATGTATATAGGACGCTAAGTGGACAGCGCCAATGTGGGCGCGGGTTTGCGGTGACCCACTTGTAAAAAATTAAGTGGACAAAGTGGACATTTGGTGGACAGGGTATAAATAGCCTCCTTCCTGTTAACAAGTTGGTAGTAAGTTAAGTTATGTGTTTTCAGCAACGACTAGCGGTAAGACGGGAAGGCCAAAGGAAATGCCTAGGATGCCGAATAGGTCATACCAAAAGCGGCTGATGATGTTGTGGTCAATTAAGACGGCAGAGACTGCCATGCAAAGCCACAGGGCAAAGAGTATTGAACAGCAGATTTTTGTGAACATGGCTTAGTCCTCCTTGGATGTGTGCATGATGTAGGTGGTGAAGTTGTAGAACTTCTTGTCGTCTTTGCGTTTCTTTTCGGTCTTGAATCGCACAGAAGCCTTGCGCTCCTGCTTCTTCGCTTTGGCATTGTCCAATAGACGCAGATCTTTATAGGTCTTGCTCATGGTGTTCTCCTTGATAAGTTAAGAAAAGGTTTGCGACACCTGTCGCAAACCTGTTGGTGTGGATGCTTACAGGCCAAGTTGCTTAACAACCCATTTGCGATCCGCTACTGATAACAACTTAAACGATTTCAAAACAAATGCGCGGTGCGGCGTAACGCTTTCCGTCTTGTTGCGATCACCTCCACGATTATCCTTAACAAGTTTCTGATAAGGTTGAACATTTCGCTCCCAAGACTTCTGCGCGGCGTCATGACGATTCGCGCTTGTCATCTCCTCGCTGGTGTAAAACTTCCACGCTCCATTGTCCCGTTGCGCGTAGTAGCAAGGCGTGCCTTTCAGATTCCAACAAGCGGCGTGTAACTCCGCAAGTTTGTCAACGATCTTCTTCGGAAGATGACCACCTCGAAGATGCTTCTGCACTTCTGCATCGAATTGCTGTTTGCTCTGAATGAGTGCAGCGTAAGTTTGGAATAGTTTCATGGTAGTTCCTTTCTGCGACATCTGTCGCAAAGTTGTTGATGAGAGCAACGGCGTTGCGCCGTCACCCGTCACAGCGGAGCATCCCGCAGCGACAACATCATTCTACCATCCCACACTTTTCTATATCGTCAATTTCTAGTTTTTGTTGCCCCACCACGGGGCAGCCCCCCAAATAACGTTGACGTGACAGCGTCGCGCAGGAACAGTAATCCGTAGCCACACAGCCAAAAAATGTAAAACCGCGTCCAACGCAGACTAAATAAAACTGAAAGGAGACGCAGATATGGTAAAAATTTCTATAAAAATTATCGTGAAGATTGTCAAAGTTTAGACAACGCTAAAACGAAAAAAACCCCCAGCGGGGAGGCCGGGGGTAAAGGCTGAATAAGCCGAAGGAGACATACACCATCACCACCCCTTGCGGGATAGTGAGGTCGAGTATACACTCCGCCCAACTGGGCGAGAAGCCCTGCCTTCGGGAGAACCCCGCGATGTTGGAACATTTGCAACAGTTTGAGTACGAGCCAGAGGTGCTAGATGCACCCGATGAAGGCTTTGTTGCTACAAAGAAGTTGCAGGCAGCACAGATGCTTGACGCACAAGTTAAGACGGCGGACTGGCTAAAAGAGTTAGGCGCTGAAGATGATGAGCAGGTAATTACCCAAGCCCAAGAGCAGACGGCTGTTCAAGCCTTTACTGCGCTAACGACGGGCGCCCCAGACCCAAAGACCGCAGTTGCCAACCTGCAGGTACCTGCAGCGGTACGCAAGACCGTGGCGATGCTAACGGCGTATGACTGGAAGTTTGTGGAGCAGGCCCAAGAGATCCGGGGTAAGGCGGTGCATCAGCTATTAGATGAGATGGACCACCCCGATGCGCGCATACGGCTAAAGGCTATTGAGTTACTGGGTAAAGTTACTGAGATCGGGCTATTCACAGAGCGCGTAAGCGTGAAGAAAGAAGAGCTAGACGATCAGGAATTGGATAACCGCATCAGGGAAAAGCTTGCGCAGCTAAATAAAACCGTCGAGGTTGAGGCTAAAGAGCGCGAAGAACGTAATAGTGACGCAGAAGATGTTGAATTAAAGGGTGAGGAAGATGAATCTGAACCCTCTTGAAATTGATGCCCTGCTTGCAACAATGACGCCAATCCAAAAGCTTGAGTTTTTAGAAGAGTTGGAGGAGCAGGAGCGCCGAACTAAGTTAAAAATGGCCCAAAACAGCGTGACTGAGTTTGCAAAAGCAGTCTACCCGGGCTTTAAAGAAGGTCCACACCACAGAAAACTTGCAAAAATTTTTGCCGACGTAGCCGAAGGCAAGAAAAAACGCGTAATTATCAATATCGCACCACGTATGGGTAAGTCTGAGTTCAGTTCTTACTTGTTTCCGGCGTGGTTTCTGGGTCAGTACCCAGATAAAAAGATCATTATGGCGACCCACACGGCTGGTTTGTCGGAAGATTTTGGTAGGAGGGTGCGAAATCTGATTGAGGGTGAGGACTATGCAAAAATTTTCCCAGAAACGCGGGTTGCTGCTGATCAAAAAGCAGCGGGAAAGTGGAGTACAAGCGCCGGAGGCCAGTACTACGCAGTCGGTGTTGGGGGTGCGCTCGCCGGACGGGGCGCAGACCTCTTCGTTATTGACGACCCCCACTCAGAACAGGACATCAAAGCCAATAGCCGTGCTACTTTCGACAACGCGTGGAGTTGGTTCCAGACAGGACCGCTGCAACGACTGATGCCCGGGGGTGCGATTCTGGTGATTATGACCAGATGGTCGCTGGTGGACTTAACAGGCAGGCTTTTGCAGTATCAGATGCGTAATCCTGACGCCGATCAGTGGGAGATTGTCGAATTACCAGCGATTTTGCCCAGCGGTAAGAGCTTGTGGCCTGAGCAGTGGCCCATTGAGCAGCTAGAAGCCAAAAAAGCCAACATGGACGCACGGTACTGGAACGCTCAGTACATGCAGCAGCCCACACTAGACTCAGCAGCCTTTATTAAGCGCACACATTGGCGCATTTGGGAACCAGAAGACCCACCCCGGTGCGATTTCATCATTCAAAGCTGGGATACGGCGCATGAAGCCAAGACAACTTCAGACTACACCGCGTGTACCACGTGGGGTATTTGGTATAACGAAGAAGAAGGCAGCAGGCCCAGCATCATCTTATTGGATGCGTTTAAAGATCGAATGGAGTTTCCAGAGCTAAAGGAAGTTGCGCTAAAGCAATACAAAGAATGGAACCCAGATTCGTTTTTGGTGGAGAAAAAAGCAGCAGGCGCCCCGCTGATTCAGGAATTAAGGCGTATGGGAATACCGGTGGATGAGTTTACCCCCAGCCGTGGCAACGACAAGATTGCCCGGGTTAATGCCGTATCGGATCTGTTTGCAAGCGGGACGGTGTGGGCACCGGACAGACGGTGGGCCAAGGATGTGATTGAAGAAATCGTAGCGTTTCCCGTAGGTGAGAACGATGACTACGTGGACACGATGACGCAGGCGTTACTGCGGTTTAGAAATGGTGGGTTTATCACGCTGCCCAGCGATGAAGATGATGAACCTGTATTTTGGCGATCAAAGAAAGCGGCTTATTACTAATGAGTAACTTTACCTGTATGTATTACCAACAGGCTATGCCGCCTGCATTTTGCGACTATGTATTAAATAGTCTGCATTGGGGGGATAGCAAGTCTGGAACGGTATATCAGAATAAAGAAGGTGCCGTGCATAACAATACCCTTAGAAAAACAGACATACTGTCTGAAAATTTAATGTCCCCGCTTGGCTCAGTGTGTAAAAATTATTTAGTTGATGGCAATGTCAAAGGGCAGTGGACACAGTCATTAATGGATTTTGATTTGGTGCAAATTCTCAGATATACAGAGGGTGGGCACTATAAGTGGCACAACGATTTGCTCCCGCCTGAAAACGGTACGCAACGCGCAGCGTCTTTTGTTTTACTTCTTAATGATCCGTCTGAGTTTGAAGGTGGGTTGCTCCAGATTCGTGATAAGAGCGAAAACCTGTTGAAAAACAAAGGCGATATCGTTGTGTTCGATTCATCCGCGTACCACCGTGTTACACCCATTACTGGAGGTGTTCGTTATACGGCGGTCTGTTGGGCAAGAAAATTTTGTAAGGACTAATCATGGCAATTGATAAAGCATTAACCCAGATGCCTGTTGGCATTGAAGAGATGGCTCAGCAGATGGCTGGGGAACCAGACATTGAAATTGAAATTGAAGATCCAGAGTCAGTCAGTATTAAAGCTGATGGGTTGGAAATTGAGATAGAACCGGGCGAAGGGGAGGAAGATTTCTACGCCAATCTTGCCGAAGAGATGGATGAAGGTGAGATGGATTCGCTGGGAAGCGAATTGCTGGAAGATATTAAAACCGACATGGGGTCCCGCAAAGAGTGGGAAGACACGTATAAGCAGGGCTTAACCTTGCTGGGTTTAAAGTACGAAGAGCGCACAGAGCCGTGGAATGGCGCATGCGGTGTGTTTCATCCCATGATTACAGAAGCGGTTGTCCGGTTTCAGTCCGAGACAATCATGGAGACTTTCCCTGCGCAAGGACCTGTTAAAGCTAAGATTATCGGCAAGCAGACCAAAGAGAAAGATGAAGCGGCAAACCGTGTAAAAGAGGACATGAATTACGAACTGACCGAACGTATGCCGGAGTTTCGTAGTGAGCATGAGCGGATGCTATGGAATTTGCCAGCTACGGGGTCAGCGTTTAAAAAGGTGTACTACGATCCGTCGCAGCAACGGCAGATGTCGGTGTTTATTCCTGCCGAAGACATTATCCTGCCCTATGGTGCCAGCAGCATCGAGACAGCCGAGCGCGTAACGCACCGGATGTATAAAACCAAAAACGAGATTCGCAAGCTGCAGGTGGCTGGGTTTTACCGCGATATTGACTTAGGTGACCCCCCACGGCAGAAAAATGAAATTCAGGAGCGTAAAGACAAAGAGACTGGTATCAGTAGTCTGAATGATGACCGCTACATCCTGTATGAACTGCATGTCAATCTGGACCTGCCGGGGTATGAGGACAAAGATGACGATGAACCCACAGGGATTGCGCTACCGTATGTGGTGACCGTGCTGGAAGGCACAGGAGAGATTCTGGCTATCCGCCGTAATTACTACGAAGATGACGAGACAAAGGCAAAGAGGAATCACTTCGTTCACTACGTTTACATTCCGGGCTTTGGCATCTATGGCTTTGGT